TTAACTTACTGATTTTAATAAGCCTCTGGTGTCACTTTGGTGACTATGGGGCATCATTGGGACATAATCTGTCAGCTTCTGATTCAGCATTGCGATCTGTTCTGCATTGCTGTCAGTCATCCATGCTCCGTATACATTGAATACCATCTGGGCACTTGCATGGCCCATCTGGCTGGCAATGAAGCTTGGGTTTGCTCCGGCAGATAATGACCAGCACGCATAAGTGTGTCGTGACTGGTATGCCTTTCGATGCCTGATCCCTGCACGCTTAATGGCTGTTTCCCATGAGTCACCTACAGAATCGACTTTGTAGACAAAACCTACCTGTTCGCTTTTTCTAACCACTTGAGGGTTAAACACGAAAGTACATTCATGGTTCACTGAACGTCCATATTCACGTAGTTGCACCTTGATGTTGTACTGCTTACCCAGTCTTGTCATTTCAGCCTGATTTTTCAGGACACTGATAGCGGGCTGGATAAGGTGCACAACCCTGTTTGTGCTTGCTTCAGTTTTCGGTAGAGTGAACTCACCAAGTTTCGTATAATTGCGCCTGATGGTAATTGTTCCTGCCTTCAGATCGATATCTTCCCAGGCCAGGGAGACCAGTTCACCGTGACGCATTCCTGTGTACACAGCCAATGACCACAGGTTTTTCGTCTGCTGATGTCGGCAAGCATCTATCAGGCGAATAAATTCGTCACGAGTTAGCGGATCTGGCTCTGCCCTGGCTCTTTTAAGAGGCTTAATTCCTTGGAAGGGATTTGCTTCTAAGTAACCGTGATCTGCAGCAAACTGAAACATTCCAGCGATTGTCGTCATGTAATAATTTACAGTAACAACGCTCCGTCCTTTTGCTGCTTTGTTTTTCATTGAATTCTGATACCCGGTCAGCAAATCTTTCCTGATATACAGCAATTCCTCTTTGGTTACCGATGACACCAGTCTACTGCCTCCAATTTTCGGAACCATCGTTCTTGCAACGGATTCATAGCGATTGAATGCATTTGCAGAGATTTCCATTCGTTTCAGATCCAGCCACTTTTCTTCAAGTTCCTTCACCGTAATTTCTTTTTTACTTACCCCAAAAGCCTGAAGGTTGGGGGAGTCAGGGAACTGTGCAGCATAATCAAAGCTTCCTGTGCGGATGGCAAAACATACTGATGTCCGCAGTTCCCCGGCGATCTTCCTGTTCTTGGCAGTGTCAGGGACACCAAGATTTTCCCTGACACGTTTACCTTTAAAATTAAACCAGATGCGTAATGTGCCGCCGTGGTTTTCGACGCCTGTTGGATATTTGACTTTATCCATCGATACCTCCAGACGCCCAAGAGCGATACGAGCTTACATATTTCATGATATTAAATCACCTGGGTTGTTTGTTTTTCATTGAGGCGACCCAGGCATCTATTGCTTTTCTGTTATACATACATTCACTGGAAGGCTTTGGATTACCGTCTGGTGATACGTGAATATACTCTCTTCCAACCATCCAGCATTCTTTCCGGGCCCGAAGAATTGTGCCTGGTTTGAGCCCGGTAATTGCGATAAGAACGCTTTCACAAACCCATTCATTGGGAGCCAGTTGAATCACATTGCCCATGTATTACCTCACACAACACTCAGCCCACGGCAGTGGCAACACACTTCAAACATTCGCTTCACAACTTCACGACAGTAGAAGCCGTCAACATCTCGCGTCAGGTCATAGCGATTGCCGTAACGCTGGTGGACCCATCGTTCAAATGCTTTATTCATTCTTTACTTCCTTTTTATGGCTCGTAATTTTTTCAGGTGCTTTTCCTGCTCAGTGTCCGCGAGAATTTTGCGGTACTCCTGGTGGTCAATATGTTCGAACAGGCAGTTTAACTCACCAATGCGTACCCGCCCGGATCGTCCGTCCATCCGTCGAAAGAACACTGAGTGCTCAGTGATGCGAGTAATCACCACGGGGTATCCGGCTCTGTCCGTGTATATCTGACCGCGTTGAATCAAAGCGAACATGTGGTTATCCCCATCGACAAATCGAGAACACAACAAACGCTGCTGCGAATACCACCCCCAGAGTTACGATTGCATCAGGCCAGCTCATTGATTCACCTCCTGCCTGTCGTCCGGCATTCGCTCACTACAGGTTATCCAACCATCCGGAGTTACCGGAGAGTTGCCCGATAGTGCATTCTGCTCCAGTGATGCTTTTACAAACCACGCTGCCTGAACTATAACGCCATGAATCCAGCGCAAATCAGCATCGCGATCTTTCTTTTTCATCTTTTCGCCACTTAAGGCCTTGCTTATGTGGCTGCGTACCAGGTCTTCATGTAATTCCTTCGCCTCCTCAATGGTGAAACCACCAGGCAGAAGAGCCGGAGTTACCGGAGAGCTGGTTGACGCTTCCGGGATTTCCCGAAAATTATTGGTTGACGAATTCTTGCTTTCCCGAAAGTTTCCGGACTGAAGCATGGCTGTGCGGCAGGCGTTCCATATTTCGGCAGCAATATCGCGCTCGCTATCGGTTAATTTGTACGTGGAAACATAGCCAGAGAGCATTTCTACGTTTTCCGGAGTTGCTTCTTCCGGCACTACCGGCGCTGGCGGGGCGGCAAATAGATATCCGCCAAAGTCAGGAAGCTCTCCAATGGCCTGCACGAACTTTTGTTTGCCTACGTCAACTCCTAATGGGTAATGAGCTATAATCTTTGCCACCGGCTCTGCTTCCAGCGATATCAGTGCAATTCGTGCCAGTTCTTCCGCTTCTTCTGCTGGCAGTACAACGTTGCTACCCGGTCCGTATGTTTCGCGCCACTGCTTGATTGTCAGCAGTCGCCCTTTGGTAATAGTGATCATGCCGCGTTTCCTTCTTTCTTATTAACAATCACACCGTCATATATTTCATTAAGGTGCCCTCTCAACTCCATGCGCCTTAATGCAGATAACATGTAATCGCATTCAACCTGCTTATTCCCAGTAAATGGCTTATCGTCAGGATTACCCCAACAGCAATTACCCCTGGGCCATCCATGTACTTTCCGTACTCTTCCGTTAACAACGTGAAGTAATCCCCAGCCGGGAGGTAAATCCTCAACTGAAATAATTTCCGGCTCACTAATAAAGAATCGCCAGTCGCCCATGCCAAGTGAGGGATTTTTACGGAAACGCTTTTTTCTATCTGCCAACAAGTCAGCACGAGAACACTTCGCCTCTATCAGGCATGATGCTGAATTTCTGAATCCCATAGCATCTGGCTGTTCTCCGGTACTGGTTACAGCAACAAAGCGGTCATGAAAGCAAACCTTGAACCCGTTGCGCTTAAGGAACTTGTACGCAATCTGACAGAGTTCGTGGTGTGTTAACGCCATATCACTCTCCTTTGATGCGAATGCCTGTTGCAATGCTGTTTATGATGCTGTCAGTGCATGGGGTAGAAAGCTGGGCATCTCCAGCAATTTTCATGACCTCAACATCTGCATATCGAATACCGAGGTGTATCAGACCGGCTATGCCTGACTTAAGCCGAGCATTTTCCATAAATAGAACTTTTGCCCGCTGTTTTTCTGCTTCAAGCTCAACACGCAGCTTCCCTACCGTTAGCGCAATATCCTCGTTCTCCTGGTCACGGCGTTTGATGTATTGCTGGTTTCTTTCCCGTTCATCCAGCAGTGCCAGCACGGTAGCCGGGTTAGCCTCTGCTATGAATTCAGCGTTTGCATAAGCCTGAGCATCTGATTCAATCAGGCAGTTAACATGACATTCCGCAATCACGCCACCGGGTTCTCCTTTCCATTTTTGACAAACAAAAACTCCTGTTAAATTGCCGTGTTGGTTAACAGATGTATGCCCTACGATGTAGCTTCCTTTAGTTGCTTTCTCTGCCTTTTCACGCAGTACCTGATAGTTAATGTTGCTCACTGGTTGCCTCCTTTACGGATCTGCGCTGCGATGCACGAAAAAAAAGACTTTCGCGTATGACTGTTAAGAGCTGGCGCGAACGCCGCGTTAAGAACGACGGCATCACAGCCGTCATCGATATAGAGCGCAATTTTTTTCTCCAGGCGTGCTTTGGCTTCCTGCAACTGCATATCCCGGCACGCACGCGGGATATACTCAGCAATTTGAGCGATAGATTTTTCGTTCTGTTTAAACATGCTTCACCTCGATAGGCTTGATGGTATCGATCAGCAGTCGGCGGCGAGTATTTTCTGCAAAGTGGCGGCGTCCGGTTTCTTTGTGGTAAAACTCGTTTTTTCCGACGACCCACATCCGCTTTGTCTGGTGCAGTTTTTTTACCTGCGGACCGTCTCGGGTGATAACAATTCCTGTATGAGTTTTTATCACGCTCATTTTTTATTCTTCGGTGCTTTCGGCATTACTGCCCAGTGAGTGATATTGACGTTTTCAAGGTCCCCGACCTGAAATGTCCACAGCCATTCTCCGGTTTCTTTTTGTCCCCAGGTGTACCAGAGAGAACGCCAGCCAATTAGCCAGCCTTCTCCGTTAGCATCAAATAACAGAACACTTTCATTTGCTGGCGGCAGTTCAGCTGACACTGGTATTATTTTGTTTTCCAGTGCCGCACATTTAGCTTCAAGCGCATCGAATTTACGTACCAGGTACTCAGCATTTGTTTCATTCACTTTCAGATCTCGTGGTACACATTTCCCGCGAAGAAACCCTTCCATTTCGAAAACATTCATGCGCATTTGCGTAACTCCGATAACTCGTTAAAACGTTCCATAAACATCCCGTAGGCATGGCCTGGTGACAGTGGAATAACTTTGAACATCTCTGTCGCCGGGATACCTTCCAGTACAGGCCAGAAAGAGCCATCATCAAGCCCGAGATCGCGACGTTCGGTTGCCAGCATAATGAGATCGGCATATTTCACTGGCGTGCTCATAACAGGAGGTAACCCGTATTTCTCACGGATTACGGCGTCTATTTTTTCTTCCATCCGTTTATAGTCAGGAAGAAGGCGTTTCAGTGGAGCTGGGATGTCCTGGCAATACGCTTCTGTTGCATCATGCATTAACGCTTCAAAAGCAAATTCCTGCGGCACCAGCTGGCTGCAAAGCACCGCATGTTGGGCGACGCTGTAGAAGTGAGAAAGATGACCGGCAAAGCGACAGATATTTGAAAGGGAAACCGCGATATCGTTAATAACGATGTCATCTTTATTTATCTTGTCATAATAAAAATGCTTCCCGGAAAAAGTTTTAATAAATGACATTTTGTTCTCCACGTATATGCGCTGCACCGCGCTGAATTTGGGTAAAAGGAAGCCCTCACCATCCGGTGATTATTGAGTTAATTACGTTTCCATAAATGCCCCCGCAGGGGCATTTGCAGTAATGAAATCAGGCGGTGAAAGTACCAATAAAGGTTTCTACTTTGCTGTCTTTGAATTTCTCAACAAGCAGATCACGAAATTCGTTAGCCATATCTTCCTGCACCGCTTCCAGCTGAATAATGCGCAGAACCAGTACAGGGCGATCACCAGTGATAATGCTGAGGCGTAATTTAAACGGACGTTCTTTCAGGCCTTCAAACGGAACGCATTTAAACTCAAATGCTACTGGCATAATGTCTTTGGTTTTCGCTTCGACAGACTCCATCAAAGAGCGTTTGCCGCTGAAGTCATTATCTTCAAAATCAGCGGTCTGGTTTGCTTCAATCGTGATTTTACGGACTGCCGCAGCCGCTTTTGTTGCCTTAATAGCGTCACCATTAGCATCAAAGCCCACAAGATAGTCGGCCCAGTCTTCAATCCATTCTGCCAGTGACTTCTGGGAGTTACGCTCGCCGTTAACAGACAACAGAGCAGAGAACGGTGCTGTCTTTTTCAGTTTGAGTGTGGCGGTGTTATCTGCGTGACCTGGTTCACCAATAGTACCCAGGTTAAGCACACTGACGGCACGCATATTATCGGCATCGATAAAGCAGCGGGTGCCTTCATCTGCAAGATCTTTAGAATAACGGGTAAAGTCATCGATGCTGGCAGTGGAAAGCGCACCACGGAAACGGAAGCGATTTAAATAAATTTTTCCAGATCATGAATGCGGAAATTCTCAGGCAATGCCACAGCATCGGCACCAACCTTACTGATAATTTCATTAACACCCTGAGCAGAAATAAGGGCATGGATTTGATTAATTGCGGTTGCGTCTAAGTTCTGAGACATAATAAGTCCTCACTATATTAAGATATTCAGTGATGAGATAAATAATCAGTTAATTAAGAACGATATTAATGACCTGCTGCGCGGAGTTTTCCGTCAGGTTCACCGGCAAGAGTCAGTAATTGTCCCTGGTCTTCCTGCAGAATAGTCAGGCGACCACCTCGATTGACATACATCGGCGTTTCGGTGGTGTCTTCTTCGGAGATTTTCCCGCGGTTAGTCGGGCGAACATATGAGAGTTTGTGTTTGATTTTCACACGGTTCTCATCAAACGGTTCGATGTCCAGATTGACCGAGACTTTACCTTTGTTTTTCGTGTTCATCACACCGGAAGCGACTTCACTGAGAACTGCGCCGAGTTTGGTTTCAAATACGCCGCCGTCCAGTTCTACGATAAATACCTGCACATCAGTACTGCGTACGCTAGCCATTTTGCTGCTCCTCATCATACCGACCCTGCAAGGTCGGTTGGTTTCTCCACAAAACAGAGAAGAACACCTGCGGTGACAGCCGCCCGGATGGATTGGGTTATGAGCCCGTCGTCCGGTGATGCTCTTCTCTGTTTTGTAAAAAGAGCGGTACCAGCCGGAAGCAAGGGTACAAACTGGTACCGCCAAAGCAGTGGCTGTTGTGGTGGGGTTGTCACTCAGGCGTATGGTCAACCTGACAATCCGGTGTCCTCAACGGGGAAAGAGTAACCCCGCCATACTTACCGCCGCGCCATTTCGCGGATTACCACAACGCTGAGAGCACTTAGCCAGTTACGGCACCACACTTTGTCGCGGTTCCATAAATGCCCTCATCGTTGCACCCTGGTCTCTTCCCAGGCGTCAAACCGGATCGCCACGCTGGTTAGGCGTCTTATCAGCATCATCATTGACTTGCACATTCCGGCTACCTGGTTTGTTTGCCCGAGCAAGGAGTGGATTGTCCCCTTTAACGTCACCAGACCGCTAACGACGCATGTGCCATACGCCGTGTTACAACCAAATTTTGTTAGTACCTTGTTTGTATGTCTGGAAAGAAAGATAAAATGAAGTTGCGCATTATGCAAGTGTTTTTATTGCGAGATATGCAATTTGGTGGGTAATGAAAAGCCACCTTCTGGTGGCTAATTGATGTTGAGGTAGGGGTTAATTGTGTCGCTTAAGGGTTTGTGACTGACTGATTAAGACCTTTCCAAAGACCATAAACCGATGTTCGTTTTCGCTGGTAATTCCCCATTCGCGGTAAATCTGATTATCAGAAATTACCAGCAGTTTATCAGGTATCATTTGCAGTCGTTTGACGTAAATTTTATCATCAAAACCAAATACATATATACCATCCCCATCAAACTGATTGATACTGATATCAACGAAGATGAGATCTCCTGGCTCAATGGTTGGACACATACTGTCCCCACGAACGTTGATAACTTTAATGTGATTGGCTGGCCGTCCGCCAAACATCGATACAGCATTATCAGTTCTGTATTCAATGGCATGAATCACATCAATGACATCACCGCCCTGGATAAGGCCATTTCCCGCACTGGCACTGACATCCAGCATTTCAATACGGAATACATCCTTCACCTGCGCAACATCCTCACCAATACTGTTTTTACATACAGTATTACTTTTGACGTCTGAGGTAAAGAGATCAGCGATATCAACACCTAAGCTCCTGGCAATATTACTCAGGGCTTGTTCAGTGAATTGTTTCTGCTTACCTGTTTCCAGGCGTGAGATATTCGCCGCATCCACTCCTATTGCTTCAGCGAGATCGGCGATTTTCATGTTCTTCGCCTGGCGAAGTTGTCTGACTCGGTTTCCTATGTTCATGCGTTTATTACATTTCTTTATTGCGCGTTAAGCAAATCAACTTGCGCAAAATATTTGCGTGAAATAATATGCTCATCACGCAATATGTGGAGGTTATATGCAATCACCATTACGGAATGTGCGTAAGGCGCACGGATTTACTTTGCAGCATGTTGCTGCGGGCGTTCAGGTCAATCCAGCGACGCTGAGTCGTATTGAAAGACTGGAACAAATTCCATCTATCGATCTTGCAGAACGTCTGGCCAATTTTTTTAAGGGTGAAATCAGCGAAATGCAGATTCTTTATCCGGCACGTTTTCAATCTAGCCAAAACCAGAATGGGTTTAAACCACAGGAACAGGAGGTAAGCCGTGGGTAATCATCACTGGAAAGTGGAAAAACAGCCTGAGTGGTACGTGAAAGCTGTCAGAAAAACTATCGCGGCGTTGCCGGGGGGTTACGCTGAAGCTGCTGAGTGGCTGGATGTAACAGAGAACGCATTATTCAACCGCCTTCGTGCAGATGGCGATCAGATTTTCCCGCTGGGATGGGCAATGGTTTTACAGCGTGCGGCTGGCACTCACTACATTGCGGATGCTGTCGCACAGTCTGCTGGTGGGGTGTTCGTATCGCTTCCTGAAATTGAGGCAGTAGAGAACGCCGATATAAACCAGCGCCTGCTGGAAGTCATTGAACAGATCGGCAGTTATTCCAGACAGATTCGTTCAGCAATCGAAGACGGTGTAGTGGAACCGCATGAGAAGACAGCAATTAACGACGAACTGTATCTTTCAATTTCGAAGCTCCAGGAGCATGCAGCACTGGTCTACAAAATCTTCTGCGCTCCAGAAAAGAGTAACGCCCGCGAGTGTGCAGCTCCGGGCGTCGTGGCGTCGATTGCTTCTGGTTGTGGAGAAACTAACGCATGAATAGTTTAACGGCAAATAACCGTTTGTCGCAACAGCTGGTGGTCAGCGTCGCTGAACACCTGTTGTTACGGCATGAATGCAGATTACCAAATCACCTGGCTGTAAGTAACCACAGAGAACTTTACCTGACTGTGGGGGGCGAGTTGTGCAGGAACTTAACCGCTGGTTTCGTGACGGAAGAGGGCTTTATGTCCATGTTATTCGTTGGGAGCCAGAAACACAGCGCGTTATCTATCTTCGCAAAGACTACCCGCATGAGTGCTTTAGTCCTTTGTGGAAATTCAGGCGTGATTTTGTTGAGTGTGAAGGACCACCAGCATATTGATTCTGCAATTCCGGGACGTTACACTGTTCAGGCACCTTATAAAGCGGGTGCCGGGATTGGCGTCCTGAAATTCGCACATGCGCATAACCGCGCTTCAGCGGTTTTTTTGCGCACGTTTCCTCACATCCAAATTATGGTGGGGCGTGCAGGGGCATCGAAAGATGCGCCGGGGTCATGTGCGACCGGTTACGCCAACCCTGTACGTCTCACCACCTCTGTGATTGGCGTCCCATGTGGTGAGTTTTCAAAATTCGCACATGAGGATGTCACTATGGCAACCACCCCTACCCAAACTCACCCTAAAATTGATGTTATCCATGGGAAGGCTGTTACCTCTTCTTTGGCCGTTGCCGAATATTTCTGCAAGCAGCACAAAAACGTTATTCAAAAAATCCAGACGCTTGAGTGCTCTGTTGAATTCACTGAGCTGAATTTTCAGCCCAGTGATTACACCGATTGCACAGGCCGCAAACTCCCTTGTTACCAAATCACCCGCGACGGTTTTGCGTTTCTTGCCATGGGCTTCACGGGGAAACGTGCTGCCCGGTTCAAAGAGGCATACATCAATGCCTTTAACCAGATGGAGAAACAGCTTTCAAATCCCTCTGTACTGAGCGACGTTGCACATAACGCCAGCGTTCTCTATTCCTACATTTCATCAATTCATCAGGTCTGGCTGCAGCAGCTTTATCCCATGTTGGCAAAAGCCGAATCCCCGCTGGCTGTAAGTCTGTATGACCGCATCAACGACGCGGCGCTACTGGCCAGTCTCATAAATTTGTCGCTGAACCCTTCAGAGGTAAGGGGGCGCAAATGATCCGGAATATTTTCAAACGGTTTACCAATCATACTTTCCGTTGTCCTCGTCCGGGTCAGTGGTACACCACGCCTGCAGGGCATGTTCTACGTGTTAGCCTGGTTGACCGTGAATGTCAGAAGGTGATTTGTGAACCGCTGGGCCGTAATTACCGCATCAGTATGCCGCTTATAGCCTTTTGCTCCGGAAAAAACATGAAGCATCTCGGAGGTGCAGCATGAGTATGGAGCTGATGGTTAAAGCGATGAAAATTCGAGTGGGTAATCCATTGCGAAAACTGGTTCTGATCAAGCTGGCTGATAATGCCAGCGATCAGGGTGAGTGCTGGCCCAGCTACCAGCATATTGCTGACCAGTGCGAGATTAGCAAACGTTCTGTGATGAATCATATTGCGGCCCTTTGTGAGTCCGGGCTGGTAAAAAAAGTCACCCGGAAAGGTGAAAAAGGTAACTCAAGTAATATCTATCTCCTTCATCTTGATGGTGCAGGAGATTCACTAGGGGGTAGTGCAAATAATTCACTATCTGGTGCAGCAAATTCACCAGGTAGTGCAGGAGTTGCACCAGGGGGTGGTGCAGGAGATTCACCCAGAACCAGTCACTCTTTTGAACCAGTCAAAGAACCAGTCAATGAACCAATAGCTGTTGGTGCATCTGCTGATGAGTCTGTGCGAGTTCGTTCAAACCGACCGGAATACTCTCCGGAGTTTGAGCAGGCATGGCTGGCATACCCCAAACGTGCTGGTGGCAATTCAAAATCTGCAGCCTTCAAAGCCTGGAAAGCCCGTTTGAATGAGGGGGTAAAACCCGAAACCATGCTGGAAGGTGTGAAACGCTACGCGGGCTGGGTATCTGCGATGGGTAACAGCGGCACACAATTTGTGAAACAGGCTGTCACGTTCTTTGGTCCGGATCGTCATTTCGAAGAATCCTGGGAAGTTCCTGCGGTATCTGCAGCCAGACGCGAGGACCCGTACTTCAAAGCCAGTTACGACAACGTGGACTACAGCCAGATCCCGGCAGGATTCAGGGGGTGATCATGAGTCTTTTGAATGAAGTTCAGAAATTCATTGAAGCCCATCCGGGGTGTACTTCCGGAGACATTGCGGATGCTTTTGCAGGTTACTCACGGCAGCGCGTTCTGCAGTCAGCAAGC